TATAATAAACACTTGAAGTTGTTCTGCAAGTAGTCTTCCATCAATAAAAACAGCGTTTTCATGTTTAGGAGCTTCACTTGACCAATTATTGAACATCACTTTCCTTGCTTCCATATTATCAAAACAAGAGAACATAATAGGACTCTTCAAAGAGTCTACTGTGTATTTCTCATTTTGAGCTGAAAGCTTGGTAAACTCACTAAATTCCTCTACAATTTCTTGTACAGCATCAACTTTAGGTAAAGTAATATGACTTTTTCCAAACAATTGTCCTGCCATATTTACCTCTTCAACAGTGTCGAAGTCATAGAGAAATATATAGTTGTTACTTAACATTCTTGCTAAGAAAAATGTCAACCAACTACCTATTCCTCCTGCGCCCCCTACCACTATAGGAGTGGTAAGGGTTTCAACATTTCCGAACCAAGATGCATCTCTGAATCTTGATTTTGTTACATCTATTTCGTTCATGTTATTCCGTGTGCTTCAAGTTCTAACAATCGTGCTTCTTCATCATCTTGCATTGCTTCTTCAGCCATTTCTTTTTCATATATAGTAAGAAATTCAATGAATATTTCAGTAATACCTATTACAACATCATCCATTGTTGCAACATGTGGAAAACGACTTATAGACGTACTTATATCGTCTATAACACTTTGCATTTCATCATATTCTAAGTCTTGATCGAAGAAGTTTGAAATGATAAGCTTGATATTCTGAGCTAAAAATTTATAATAAAAGTCAGTATCTGTTTCAGTAGAGTTTGCAACTGTCATAAGAAGTTGATAAACGCTACGTGTTTCATCGAGTTCAGGAGTAATTGAGATAACATTTCTTGCAAGTTTCTCAATCTCTGTTTTATCCATTTTCTTTGGATCACCCTCGAAAGGAGCAGGTTCACCATATCCTTTCATTCTAAATCCTACAGGGTCTGGACGAAAAGAATCATTGTTACCAGCATACTGCGATTTACTACCATATCCCCCATTATATAACGGATATTTCGACTTATTCTTTGCAGCCAATGCTGTTGCTTTCTTCTCTTTCTCTATTACTTCTTCGTAACGATCATAAAAGAATACATCGTTATCAAAATAGATGTCCATATCTATTGTAACCATATGTTTTTCAGACTTATCAACATTGAAATCTTGAAGTACTCCTCCATCATCAATATAGTTCATTGAAGATTTGGTCTCAACATCAGACAAAAATGCAACTTTTGCATGATACCTACTATCGAAAGCTACAATCAAAGATAGATAATAGTTATGTTTATCAACGTTATCATTGAGTTCACCTGTATCTGTACCACTGAAATAAGCACCCATATCATGATGTGTATGAATATGTCCTGTCTTCCATTCCATAGCCTCTTCGATATTATCATAGATGTCTACGATGTCACCGTCTGGACTATATTCTGTGTAAGCTTTGGTTCCAATATCCATCAGGAAGATATGTTTTGCTACAAGAACAAAATTCTCCACATCTGCTGGACTACCGCTTACTACATCATACAACAACATTCCTGACCACTCTTCTTTGCCGACCTTACCATGAAGGTAATTAATCTGAGCCATAATGTTATTAGGTATATTTAATCTACCTTTTTCTTCCATCTCTATTGTAGGATAGACTACCTTTTTCTCTGGTTTCTTATATTTATACTTTGACATTTTTTAATTCGTTAAGTAAATGATAATGAATAATATTTGCTACATACACTATTACATCTGGATGTAAAGACTGTATTACTTTCTTAGAGATTTTTTGGTTTGGTTCTGGTTCCTGAACTATTAAAGGTCTGATATATTTACCGTTCATATAAGTTATAGGAACACCTGAAACTTTTTTTCGTGCATCTCTAAGAAGACTCTTCCAACTACTAGCTAGTCGAATATCAAAATCGCTTCTTCTAAATATGTTTTCAGAAGGAATATAAACAATGGGGTCTATTTCCCATTCTTCATGAAAGTTCAGTATTGCTTCTTCACCAAGTTCTTTATTAAAAAGTTGAATAAACTTCTTCTCATCAAAGGTATAGACAGTCTCTTTGTTACTTATAGGACGTAATATAAAAGCATCATACAAACGATTAAAATCTACATTCTCTCTAATTATTTGCATTAATTCAGCTAAAGTATCACTACCATATATGTTTAGAGTTCTCAATCTTCTTGGAACAATAAGACCACCTGAGTCTTGACCAATAGATTCCATCTTTGTATAAGGACCACCTTCAAGACTTTCCCATTGAACATGATCTAACATACCAATCAGCATTGTTTCAAACTCTAATTCATTTGTAGTTCCACTAAACGAATTTATGTTTGACATAAAATGCTGTTCACCCATACAGAATTGATCCCACATACCAAAACTACCAGTTGATAAGTGAGAGTGACTATATCCGTGAAATGCGTCTTTAGCACTAAATGTCGTTCTTAAACCTTCCATTTCACCTGATATTCGAAATGCATTACGAGTGTCACCAAGATAATGCTGTCCTCGCCATCTTGTCATAAGATTTTCTATCTGATGTGACATCTCAATAGAATTAGTTATAGTCAAGTTAGGAAACTGAAAATAAATATAAAAATTGTTATATGTCAGTCCGAGCATAAAATTATATTCATATATAATTTCATAGTTTTCTTCATCATAGATTTGACCAATTAAAGATTTGAGATATTCTACAAACTCTTTACCTTCAGTTATTTGCTTGACAAGTTTTTTCTTTATTGCAAGTGTTTCTTGTACTGTATAACCAACTCTATGTTTTATTTTAAAATCTTTACCACCTGACGAAACAAAAGCTGTTTTATTTACAACTAACCATTTATTATAACCCTGTGTAAAATATTTCTTTCCTAAATTACTATTACTAACATCAATCCTATTAAATGTTTTATTTGATTTTACATTTTTATTATGAGAATAACTAATAGTCAACGGATTCATATTTTTATCATACATTAATCCATTAGTTATAATATCAGGTCGATGACCTGTTTTTGGACAAGGAGAAATAGTAGCATTATGTAAATCTCTAAGTTTTCCTGTTATTAGAGTATCAGTTTTTTGAAAATAAAAACGATTTCTATGATCAGACATAATCATAAGATCATTAGAACCCATAATATAACCTTCATTCTGATGTAATTGTTTTCGACTATGTTGCTTTATTTTTTTAGCACGTGCTAACATCTCCTCTTCTTCCTTCTTCTTTCTATACCTTTTATTCTCCTCTTTCCGACCTTGAAGTGCTGCATCAGGAGTCATTGGTCCATATGCGTAACCTTCAGGTCGAGGTTGAAGGGATCTAACTTCAGGTGCAGATACAGGTCTATTAATAGTTGCACCTCTTCTACGTCTAGCAGGTGGTTCTTCAAGTTCTACAACTACAGGTTGTTCTTCTTCAACTGGTGCTATAATTACATTGTCCATTACTACTCCTTGAGTAGGAGTCGTACGAACTTGAAAATCTGTTCTATACGTTGCACCGGGAGTTAAATTAGTATCATTAGTTCCAGAAACAGTCAAATTACCTGTATTCTGCCATGTTTCAATAAACTCTGTTGCTGTTGCACCATCTGGAATTTGACTTATATCTATTGATGCAATTACTCTTCCTTCAGTACTATCTAAATTGGTAACAGATTGTAAAGGTGTTGGGTCTGCTTCATCATTTGCTTCAATATTATCTAATATTTCATTCATTACTTCAGCTTGTGCCGCATCAATTTCTTCTCTTGTCATGTCTCTTAGTTTTAAATTAATAAAAAGGTAACTGTAGCCGAGTGACTACAGTTACCTGTAATCAATCTAAAGCTTCAGAGCTTTCTTGATCTCTGCAAGTTCATTATCAAGGTCTTCAACAGAAGTCTTGAAAACGTACTCGGTAGTGTCTCCAACAACACCTTTACCAGCATTTTCAATGATAGCGTCGATAGCTGCATTGATACTGGTACGAGCTGATTCAATAGCTGCAATTGCAACGTTATCGTCAGCAGTGTCAGGAGTCTCAAGAGCTGCGTAATAAGCTTTTACAGCTTTACGTAGGTCTTCAGTTCCACCATTCATAGCAATTTTAGCAGCTTTCATGCTGTTCAGAAAAGAAGCATGACTTCTCAGATCGTTGTAACTTGCGCCATCAACATCCTTGAGTTTCTTCTTACCTGCTTTCTTGTTACCACCAGATTTAACCTTCTCCGGTACAAGAAAAAGAGTAAAATCACCTGCTGGAAGAATTGCTTCATCCATGTCCAGAGTATTTTTAGTACTCCTCTCAACTACTCTCATTCCGTCCCACTTTACTTCCTTCACTCCTTTTTTGAGTTCTCCGAATGTACGAGCGTCTGATTCAATCTTAATCAGGTCTTTTTGTGAAGTTACCTTCAACGTTACTTTTCTTGTAGACATAATGTACGTACTTAAATGTTAATAAAATAAATATGAAAAACTAGCTTTCTTTGTTCAGCAGTATCTACCCAATAATACCGCTTTCTTCCACTTTCTATTACATAGTCTGGATCATCATCTATGATAACCCCACAATCTTGCAGTGCATCTTCAAACCATTTACACCATAACCACATGTTCCCAATATCAGGCATTTTTCCACGTTTAATTTCATGAATGTCAACGCTAACACCTAATTTCATTCTAGAACCGGGATATACTAGTTTATTAATAGTTTGAATTTCTTCTGCAATGATTTGATCCTTTATGTATTTGGATAGATATTTGTGAAAGTATTTAGTTACTGTACCTCTAAGTCTATAATGCAGAGTTGCATTATATAATCCTTGACCGTTTACTGTCCAATATCTCGGTTTACCGGATTTCCTAGACTTTTTTGCAGTACAATATTTCGCTTCATATTCTGGGATAGTGACTAATAATTCCTTTATCATCTACGTATGTATTTGTATCGGATAATCGAATAGTCTTTATACCAGCTTGATCGTTCTTCCATTGTCGATCTGGATGAATTATGATGTTTTCAACACCATATTGTTCACATAACATAGCTCTAGCAATTATATTGTTAGAAGCTGTTATTACAACAACATTTCTTTTTAACTCACCGTCAATCTCTTTAATGAATGAACAGATGTACCTCTTATTATTGTTTGCCATTCTCTAAAAATTTAGCAATTAATAAATCGAAGTCACTTAAACTGTACTCTTCAACATAATCTGATGGGTCTTTAGGTTCTCCTAGAGGATTATGATTTGTTAGTAAACTAAATTTACCTGCAAACTGTAATCCACCTCTTATTCCAGCTTCATCATTATCAAACCAGCAATAAATATTCTCAAATCGTGCTTTGAGTTTTTCCATAACTGATTCTGGAATATAAGTATTTTCACTATTAGGAGCAATTGCCCAATAACCTAACAAGTTGAATATAAGTATGTCTTTGTAACTTTTCGTTATGAAAAGAGTTTTTCCATACTTAGGTAACAGTGTCCAACCTTGAACGATAGTATCGTCCACGTTTGAAATAAATTTCCCAAGTCCTTTAACCTGTGGAAAATACAACTTCCTTCTAAATACATCATCACTCCAATAATAGTCAAATGAATATCCAATCATGAAAGGATTCAAAGCATATAATGCATTGTCTTTCCTAGCATTATTGATACGATAATGACTAATACTTTTAATGTTGTGATAATCGAGAAGTCGTGAGGGTATACCATATTTACCTTTCCAGAACGCTGCGTCAAGCTGCGTCCAAGGTCTCGGTTTAATCTCAATGATAGTAGGAGTCTTCTCGTGGGTAGAAAGGTCTTCAGCAGCCTTCTCTGGGACAACCAAAGAGGGACTGTTGACACCCATCTTACCTCCGAGACCTAAGTTAAAATCTTCATTAACTCTTTGAAGTGCTCCATTGTAGGTAGTCTCAAACTTCCTTGCAATATAATCGAACACTCTATATCCTTCTTCACCAAAATCTTTATACAACAAATCTCCTTTCCACATTATAATATGGCACGACGGTTTTTCCTCTTTCCTAAACTCGCTACTGAACATTCTGTCCAAAGCTACGAATCCGGGGCAATATGCCTTAAACAACTGATAACTATCCATATGTTTTAGGACATTATCTTTTGTTATTGAATTTTCACCTGTCGTAAATCCCATAATTATACGTTAAAAAGGATCATCACCTTTACCAGCACCATCATCAGCATCATCTGCTGCTACATTAGTGCTACCAAGATCAGCCATCATAGTAGGTTCTGTCCATTCTACAAACGTAAAACTGTTTGAGAAATCTTCCTTAATAGGATAACCTTCTTCAGCTTGTCTCTTAGCATGAGATTCCCAATAGCTTGTACGCTTATTGGTAGCTCTATCGAAATAACGATTATAAACGGACTGATACTTACCGTCTCTAACTGTTAACAGTACTTTAACTTCATTGTTGATGTTTGCACCAAGTATGCTTTTCAACTCACTATAATTACCATCAAACAATGCATCAAAGTTATCCAATTTTGCTTCGTCTCCGGGCTGAATATTCAACCAGTTAACTAAGAAGAGATGAACATCTCCTTCTCCCATCTTACAAGGTCTTGCAGTTTCGTGCTCATACCATTTGTAATTTGAAGGAGCATCTTCAAGAGTTCCCCATGCAGTTCTACCAGCATCGTTGATCCATTCAGCCTTTGTTCCAGTTTTATTTGTACGATGCTTATTCTCAAGGAAGAAAGCAATCTTTGTACGAACAGTCTCACCATCAGCAATACCTGTACCTTGTAGAAAGAAATCAAGTCTCAATTTCTTGGACTTTTTTGTTCCATTAGGATCAAGAAGTTCACCATCAGTAATATAAACTGGTTCATTTTGCGGCTTATATCCAAACTCTTCCATCTCGGCTTTGTTTGGATTAATCGCAATCACTTTCATGTTTCTAAGTCCGGTAAATAACCGTCCTTCTTTTACCACTGCTGTATCTGAGTCATTTGACTTAAATGCCATAATTTCAAAATATTAAATTAATAATAGAGTTTATTCGCCTTCGTAATACGTATTCATTTTTGCAATTACGTCCACGAGGTCATTAGGAATATGCATCTCTTCGAACATACCTTTAGGCGACTTAGCCGTAGTAGTTCCATCATTTTGCGTGATAAAAGTATATTTTAATTCTTTATTCTGATCTTTAACAATCTCTGTAAATAATACTACTGTAAACAATCCCTCTAATGTAATTTTATCATCTAATAATTTTCCTATTGTTTTTATCTTTCTTTTCGGTTGAAAATTCTCAGTTATAATTTCATCATGACTTAGAAAAAAGACTTTTAAGTCTTCACGTAGTTCACGAGCTTTCGTGATTACGTCCCATACATGACGAGCAATATCTGTAAACTTTTCCCAACCTGTCTCGCCTGACCTGTTCATAAATTCAGAACTCATGAGGTATTGAAAATCATCAATAATGATTTGCTTTACATCTGGTTTTGACTTACTTACATAGTCTAAAACGCCCACAATTTTCTTGGAATCAACTGATATAAGATAATTACCTCCTTCTCCACTACTGTAGTGCTGTTTCCAGCCCCGAAAAGGAAGGGCTTTATTGGTACAACCAATAATAACCGTTTCCTTCGGGTCTAGACCTTCAATAGAAGTAGATTTACCTGTTCCAGTTTGTCCAACTATCGCAACAATTTCGCTCATAGTTCATTAAATGTTAAATCCAGAAAATTTGAATAAGTAATCTTCTAGTCCTGTACCATAAGCATCTCTTGGATTACTACCATTATGGAAATATCTTTTTACACCACCTGCACCTGCAAGGTGAGCTGCTGCTAATATTCCACTCTTTGTAACGGTTACACCCTTGATCGTCTTGCCATTATATCTACGAATGACATCTCTTAGATGTGACTCGTTCTTAGACATTAACGTGATCATGGCAGCTTCTTGGTCTTTTTCAGACCATACGGTAGGATTCTTAATAAAGTCGTTAAACTTTATTTCACCATATCCGCATGATTTTCGAGCTGCATATCCGAATTGATACTTTCCAACATAACCATACCTGTTATATGCTTGCGGATTGTTTCCTGATTCACTATGACCTATAGCTTCAAGATACCGCCTGAGTTCTTTAGCATTATTCTTCTGTACTCTTATTCTTGATTGAGTACGGTAATGCTGCCAAAAATGCTGTTCTACGTCACTGTTGGAAATGACGGGAGCAAATAATTTAACAGATACTAGTACAAATACTAAAAAGAATACATTTCTCTTTCTCATAGTGTTTGTTTTCGTTAATAATCAATCATAGTCTAAGACCTGATTGTACTTTAAGAGATTTTTCATTTTGGCAACCACTGGGTCTCCATCTCTTACCTTCAAATAATGAAAATATATTAAATCTTTAACAGGTAGGTCAGTAGGACCATATGCATTAAGTTTTAACATATCAGGGCGATGTGTTATCATAAACACATCTGAATATTGATATAGTGCATCTGCACCAAATACATCCGATTTCATAGGAAAATGTAGATTCTTATTCTGAATCCTCTCTACATTTTCAATACCTCTGTTTAATTGGCTTACGATTATAAACGAAGCCTTTATTTTTTTCTTTAATTCGTTGAATGCTGCTGCTAATTCATATAAAACTTGAAGTGTAGTTTGTTCACCAAACTTTTTTACTAATATACTATGATCAAGTGTAACTAAAATTCCTTTGTATTGATTCTCTGGCATATTCATAGCAAAATGCTCTATAGTATTTACTATCTCTCGCACTGTTCCGGGTATATCTACATAATATACAGGAACATTCTTTATTGTCTTCAAATATTCCACTGCTGAATTGTAATCTTTCAATGTAAAGTTTTTATCACCCTCTTCTAAATCTGCATTATACATCTGTTTTACAGTTCTATTTAATGCTTTAGAAATTTTTCTACCAACTAATCTACGTGCTGCCATTTCAAAGTTGAATGACAGTACTGCAAAGTCTTCACTAGGATTTAAATGAAATAATCCTGTTTCTAACTCATTAAGAATAGCAGTTTTACCACTACCTGACATTCCAGCAATAGTAGTAATACTTCCCCATTCAATACCATTCATAGAAGCAATATTAAACTTCTTCCAAGGTGTTAATAGAGATTTGATGTTACCGTCCATTCTACCCTT